CCGAATTTGGCGATACCTGCTGCGCCTTGGTTAAGGAGTGGATAGAGAGCCATTCCTGACTTGCCAAAGATTTGCAATACAGCGTTGGTCTTTTCGACTCCAGGCGGCATTGCTGCGATCTTATTTGCAACCTCAGAGAAGAGTGCTGACGCCGCCTTGAAGTGGCCGTTGGAATCCTTGACGCTAATGCCTAGGGCTTCGAACTTCTTTTCGCCGGCAGTTGTAGCGGCAGCCTTAGCCATCTTGCCAAGTGCTGACGCCAAAGTATCTGCGCCAACGCCAGACTCCTCAGCTGCAAAACGAAGTTTGGACATCGCCTCGGCTGAGTCTCCGGTGTAGCGCTGGAGATTGATGACTTCTTTGCCGACTGACTGGTAAGCGCCGATTGATTCTTTGGCGAAATTGAGGGCATCCTGACCAGCATTTTGCAAGATATTACCAGCGAATACGCCAGCGGCGATGGTCTTAATCTTGGAGAACGCGCCACCTGTGTTCTCAGCTTCCTTGCCGATATTCTGCAAAGCCTTAGAAGCGGAGACATCCTTGCCATAGAGCGAGTACGTTAACGAGGTGTCGTTCGCCATGTTATCTCCTAGTCGTCTGTTGGTGCGTTCATCTTGAGTGCAGCTTCAATCAGCCCGTTCAAGATCGGCAATTCTATGTCCCAGACATTTAGCGGCGTGATGCCTGGATAAGTGTGACAGATCAACGCCATGTGGCGAGTGATATGGCCGCGAGTGCCGCCTCTAATTAGTTCGCGGCGGTTTCCAATTTTTTTGGGTCTTCTCCCAAGAACTTGAAGTCTCCAATGGTGTAGGAGTCAAGAACATTGTCGAATGAGACGACTTTACCTGAACGAACTAGGCATATCCATGCAACTGCATAGATCGCCTTCGAGCGGGTGTATTTAGGATTTGGGTGAAGTGCATCCTCAGACGCGAGCAGTCCTAGCAAGGAAAGCCCATCAAGTCCGAGAGCATCTTCGATGTTGTTGATTTCACGTCCAGAGACGTTTGGTTCTGATCCTTCACCTGGAATGGCGAAGACTTCATCTTTGATTTGTAGTGGCATGATTCCCCCTGTTATTGGACTGAAGCGATTGCATCTAGCACCGCTGATGTTACCTGTTTTTCGAATTCGTCTTTGTGTTTGAGTACGGTGACACCAAGGAACGGATGAGGTGACTGGGTGACCCATTTGTTGCGGTTGCCATAGACGGGATGGCGCCAGGGGCGCTTGCGTCGACCTTCCATATAGTACGGAACGGTTCGAGGACGCCCGCTGGCTCCCATGAAGCGAGTTGTCGAGACTCTGATGTGGACTGCTCCACCGCGCTTGGTGGCCTTGATTTCGGAGACAGTAGCAGCGGCGAGAGATTGGCGCAGACCTAGGGTTTCCCCGCGCTTTTTTCTCTTCATCTCAGTTTCGCCGGACTTGGTCTGGATTTGCAACTCTGCTCTCCGGACATCCTCGACAACTGGTTTCGCTGCTTCTGTCAACCGCTTACGTAATTGCTTTTTGACTTCAGGATCGATCTTTCCCATGCGGCGATAAAACTCACCGAATTCTTTGTAGTCAATCGTGAAGTCGTCGTCTGCCATATTAGAGAGCTGAGTCGCTTGTCTGATATGTGATGGTCAATGGGGCATCTGAGCCGTCGTCGTATGCTGTGAATGTGACAGCAAGGTCGATGACGCCAGGACCAGGAACCTTTGGTGTGTCAGCATCGAGCTTGACTGCTGAGACTGTGATGGTCAAGGTTTGCTTGTAGCTTCCAGCGATGGTTGCACCTGTGAAGGTCAAGGAAAGCGCAGTCTGAGCATCGGTGAGGTACTTGTTCAAGAGTGTTGAGTCAAGGAATTCAGCCGTCAATTTGCCTGTGATCTTGCGGAAGCCGTTGATGACCTGCTCAGCCTTAGCACCAGAAGCGCCGAGGTTGTAGCGATCGCCCTTGATCACGTTATCGACTGTCAATGTGAAGTCCTTGACGTTGGCTACTGATGTGCCATCGACTGTGATCGCGCCTTGAGCGAAGTGGAAGATTGAGCCGTTGAGTGGGTAGGAAGCAGTCGCAAGTGACTGGGTTGTGCTAAATCCTGCGCCATCGATGGTGAACTTTCCTGTCGCCAAGCCGCCAGCTGATACTGCCAACTCCCAAGTCGAAACCTTTGCACCTGTGATGGTCTTTGGTACGACTGTGCCGGTGTATTGAGGAACGCCGACCTGGACTGTTGCAGACTTGCCGTAGATGTCGCCAAGTGTGAAAGCGTATGAGTAGACGCCAGTTGTGACGGTGGTTGGTGATGGTGTTGAACCTGTAGCCAAAGACAGAAGTTGTCCAAGGCCGTTGGTTGGAAGGTCGAGTGTGATGTCACCAGTTGCATCGAAGGTTGTCACTACGCGACGCTGTGAGCGAGGAAGTAGTCCACCTGCGCGGAGTCCCATTCCTTCCACAGTTTTCTTGTTGTAGTTGATGCCTTCAGATGTGAACTCGTAAAAACGAGTGACGGTGACAGCGGTGTTAAATGTTGTCTCAGTTGCGATTCCCAGTTGGGAACCAATACCGGCGCCGATTGCCATTTTTTCTCCTAGTTACTTGGGGCAGCCGGAGCGTCCGGTGCTGCTGGGGTTTGAGGTGTTGGTGTTACTGTTGCCGCTGCTTGATCTGCTGCTGCCCAGTTAGATGTCTGCTCCAAGAGTGAAGCTGCAACTGCGGCATCAGCAACATCAAAAGTTGAATTGGCTGGAACTGCTAATCCCAGCGATGGGATGTAAAGATCGCCGAGTGGCGAAACGTTCTTGATCTTGGCCATGTTTTCTCCTAGGTTCTCGCTCTGTAAGCTACTGTGAAATCAATTTGAACTGCTGCACCTGCATTGGCTTGGATGTAGCGGATTCGGTGAGAATCTAGGCCTGAATACAGAACTGCTCCACCGAAACTTGGGTCTGAACGAATGATGGTGTCAATCGCCGAAAGCATTGATTGAGCTTGCTGACGAACGGGAGCCAAGTGAGTATCACCGGACTGAGCCACGAGCGTACAGTTGACCGTTCCGTCTTCAAACATTTTGTAATTACCGACTAGCTCCCAATTATTGCGGGAGTCGGAAACTTGAACATCGCCATCTTCGTTTCCATCATGTCCAACTGCGATCCAGTTCTGAGGATAAGAGTCGATGTTGATATCAGCTCCGTCGTAGACCTGAATTCCTGAAAGCGTGGACGCAGATTGGAAGGCTGTGATCATCGCTTGGATGAGATTTTCGACCGCTGTCGTCGTTGCCATTTAGAGGATACCTGGCAGACTGATTGGGTCGAGCAATTCCATCACGCGACGAGGCATTGAGAAGGTCGAGGCTGGGTAGAAATCATCGCCGTTCTGGTTGCGTGAAATCACGTTCATTGATCCGCGCTGGGTTTGCCAAAGGTGACGCACTAGCTCGAGGACGCCTTGCTTGGCTTGAGGGCGAGGATTTGTAAATCCAGCGACATAGGAAACGGTGATGTTCTTTGATCCTGGCGCCCAGATTCCGTAGAAGTTTGGCTCGTTGAGTGAACCAGCAGTCACGCGGCTAAGTCGTTGTCCGGTGTAATCCAGAGCGTAATCGGCAGCGGTGAGAGTGATTCCATTCTCGACAACGCTGAGGATTTGCAGAGCGCGAGGATTCTGAAGACGAAGGTCGGTTTGGTTTCCGTCGTAGACCTCATTGGTGAAAGTCTTGCGACCAAGAACTGTGCCTGTGTAAGCCTCTGCCATATCAGTTGCGGCATCAATGAAGCGATACAACTCAGAGTCGTTGGTTGTGCTGGTCGATGGAATGTTGAGGTGATCCTTGACTTCATCGAATGAGACGATCGAGATGTCGTTAGGGTCGCGAACTGTAAAGTCATCAGAATAGGAGCTGGCGTTTGCGCCTGTGGCTACCCAGAAGATTGTGTGGCGTCCTGATTGGGAAGGTGTGTAGTCGGCATCATAAAGGCCAGTCCCAGAGTGGTTGACGCTTGGTGTTGCAGTTGTGCCATCTGGCAAGGTAACGGTGAGGACGACCGCTGTTGCATCGGCTGGAGTGCCGGTGGCATCGGTGATGGTTACGCCGAGAGGAACTTGGCTTCCGAGGAAGTATGTCGTCGCCATTATCGACCTTTCATTGAAGGACCTGCAACTGGATGTTCTGCCATATTGCCACGATCGGAGATGTAGTCATAAGTCCAGGAAGATTGGTTGTATTTAATTCCTGGCTGGTTGTAGAAATAGTGAGCAACAATCGAAGCAATCGACTGGCGATAGATCATCTGCGGAAGCGTGACAATCCGGCGAAACATTGAACTAGCCGTTGTCATTTCAGCTCCTTAATTGATACCAGCCACCATCCCACAATGTTAGCAGTCGCTCGAAGTAGGCCTCGTACTGTGGCCCGATGACATCGAGAGAATATCTTGACTTTGCGTGATCGCTAATTGCTTTTCTGTCTAGTGTTTTGACCTTTTCTGCGGCGTCGCAGAATTCTTGTAAAGTCCGGCAGCGATAACCAGTAACGCCGTTTGGATTGGTTTCGGTGAAAGCGCCCCAATCGGTTGTGATCGTCGGCGTTCCGCAGGCTTGGGATTCGATAGCCACGTTTCCGAAAGGCTCGATGTAGAGAGTAGGAGCGAATGTTGCTACCGCCTTTCCCATCAATTCTGCACGCTGTTCGGGGTTAACTGAGCCGATGAATTCGCCGTAGCCTTTGCCTTCACCTGGACCAGCAAGGATCAGCCGCTTGCCTAGTCGCTCGCAGACTTCTTGGGCGATTGCGTAGCCTTTTCGGTCGATGATCCGGCCGATGTAAAGGTAATAATCGCCAGAGCCGTCGCCTAGCGGGAACCAGTCAGGCTCGAAGTAGCCAGGAATGACAACATCGTAGAACTTGCCATCGATCGCCGTCGGGTTGTTGTAGGCGGCATAGATTGAGTGCATCCACGCATAAGACTCGAAGACGCGGTATTGACTGAAGACTCCCCCATAACCGACGCCGAATTCGACCGTCATGTGGGACGGGAAAGCGTCAGCAACCGGCTTGTGTGAATAACCGCCGATAGCGCAGATGAAATCTTTGGGTTGTAGGCGCTTGCCTAGTTCGGTGATGATGTTCGCGTTGAAAATTTGCCAATGTGGGGAATCTTGGTCCCAAGTGGTCGTGGTGTAGTGCTGATCGCCGACTGCTTCTTGTCTTTCGGCTTCGGTGATGCAGGTGACTAGCTCGGTGACTGGCGCTGTGGTTTCCTCGCCAGCGTAGAGGATGACTTCGTGACCTAGGTCGGTCATCATGATGCAGAACCGGCGCACCTTCTCGGTGAAAGCGCAGCCAGCGAACTCTGGCGTGACCTGCGTGTGTGGAAGTGCTAAGACGTGAAAGCGCATGAATCCCCCTAGATCATGTCGACGAGCGAGCGTGTCCTACCTTGCGAGAGTTGAGTATAGACCTGCGTGGTTGCCACCGATGAATGGCGCATCAAGTCTCGGACTGCCAATAGATCGCCGTCGGACTTTTCAAGCATCGTCGTGGCAAAGTAGTGGCGCAAAGAGTGGAAGTGCTTGGCGTTAGGTCCGAGAACGCGGCGCATTTCGTCGGCTGCCTTCTTGGAGAACTTGTTAGGGTCGATCTTCCAGAGTGGTCCGAGCGTGTTGTAGCTCTGAATTGTCTCGGCGACCTTGGCTGAAACTGGGATGACTAGGTCGGTCTTGCCTTTGCCGATAACCCGCAAGGAATACCCGCCGTTATCTGTGATCAGATCAGCGCCTTCGATCTTGGCGACTTCATGCGCTCGCAGACCTGCCATTCCACCCAGGATGAACCAGTCGCGATAAGGCTTTGGCGATTCTGCCAGCAGCTTCTCGAATTCGGCCTTGGTGACGGGCTTTGGTACGCCGCGACCTGCTTTCACCCTTGGCAAGTCCTCGGCTGGGTTATTGCCGTTGACGAGGTTCATCTTGTTGAGGTGTTTGTAGATCGAGCGCAACCTGGAGACATAGTTGGCTTTGGTCGATTGCTTGGTGGCTGATAAGACAACCTTCTCCAAGTCCTGAACTGTGCCCAGCGCCGGATGGACGCCTATGCGCCGGATGATCTGCCAATCGGTGCGGATGACATATGGGCTGAAGCCCGAGGTGTCGTAGCGGTTCTTCAGCTGACGGTATATCTCGTCAAGAGGTATTAGTTCCATGCTTGACAAGTTAGCACCTTTCGATCAGCTACGCCAAACTCTCTGTGGAGTGTGCTATCTAACCTTTGTAAATGTTGGCTGAACCAACTTCACGAGTGGGAGTAGGAGCATCGGCAATTGTTTTTGCTTGAAATGCTTCCCATTCTTCATCGGTCATCCAGTCCAAAGTACCAATCTTGTACCTGCTTGGACTTGGATATTCTTTGGATAGAAGTTTATATTCTTCCTCAAATGGCTCTTTATATGCCGCTCTACAATTTGGGCAAACAGTAGTTCCGCGTGGGTGTCTATCTGGGTTGTATTCATGGAATTTCCAGCA